TCGAAACTTTCTAATTCATTATTAATATCATCAATCAATCCTAAAGCTACTTTTTGTGCTTTTAAATCTACCTTGTTATTAGGCATTTTACTATATACTTTTTCTAATCTACTTTTCATAATTTATTTATTTTTATAATTGTGGTATGCTTTTCATAATATCAATAGTATCTTGTAAATCATCAATGTTTTGGTCAAAAACTCCTAATGTAAAACTTGCTTCTTGAAACCCCTCAAAAGTCATAGGGTTTACACTTAATTCTCTTGCTTTTTCTTCAAAGCCAATTATAGAATTTTCTAAACCATCTTTATCGCTAACCCAAGTATCATATAAATTTACAATTGCGTTTACTTTATTCTGTAAGTCTATATAAGCCTCTACCCAATTAACCAAATCGTCATCAATTGCAGTATAACTTGCATCAGCTTTTTCTAATGAATTTTTAAGTTCTTGTGCATTTTCAAGTTCTACCTTATGTTTACCCAAGTTGTGTTTCTTTAATGGTAGTTTACTATAAACCTTTTGTATATTACTTTTCATTTATAATATCTTTAATTTTATTTAACAAAATATTCGCTTCCATATCTTCTTTATCCATCGTTTTACTTTGCTCCATCTTGTCAGCGAAATATCCTTCGATGCTAAATCCTTTGACTTTTTTAGTTTTGACATATTCTTCCCATATTTTAGAATTATTAACTTTTACTGAACCCATCCAAGTTCCTACTGGTACATTTAAACCATAGTGCCTTGATTTATCTTGCTCACTCTCTACTATCCAACTCTCAACTAATGTTAAGCCATTAAGTGCTTTATTATGCTCTAAAGTTGAATTGCTTTGATTTCCATTTTGTAGAAATAATTGTGATGCTTTTACTATTGTATCTTTTGAAAAATAAATATAATACTCGCCCTCTTCTCCATTTCTGTAAATAGGTTTATTAGGTATTAATAAAGCACCCATTAAGATCTGTTTATCTGCGTCAACCTCTGCAAGTTTTATCTCTTGGTTCTTTAAAGCAACAAAGTCAGATTCAATAGCTGGACTTTCTACAATAGATATAGCTTCTATTCCAGTATCCATTTCTTCCTCATCTAATATTAGTTCTATTATTTTCATATTTATATAACGTATTTAATTTTTAAATTTGCATTTATCCACCAATAGAAGCATCATTAATAATATTTCTATCTAACTCTTGTGCAGTAGTAACCTCTCCAGATACAACATACGCTTGTATTGGTTGTTGTGATTGACCACCTATTGCATCTGCTAATTGATTTGTACCACTTGCACCTACTATATTAAAAGCTGGTGGTAATGATGCTGGTGTTGGAGAAGATATACTTGGTGTTGGTACATCTGAACTTACTTTTGCTTTTGTTTTTGATACTGCTTTTTTAACAGAATTTATAATTCCTATTCCTTGTGCTATTGCACCAGCTATTGTAACAATATTTAAAGGGAAACCAATTTTAGAACTTTCTGCTACATTTTGAGCAGTTGCAACACCAGTTTCAGCTACTGCATTAGTTGCTTTAAATGTAATTCTTTTTAAATCCATTATCGTTTCTTGTAATGCTAATCCTTGTTTTACAATAAGTAGTGCCTTACCTACTCCAGATTCTGCATCTGCAAATTGAGATATAGCATCAACAACCATTGCTTTATCTTTTATCTTTTGTTTCTCTAAATCACGTTCATCATCATATTGTTTTTGCAATCTATTCCACTCATCATCATTAATCTTTTTTAACCTTGCTTCTTCTTTAAGTCTTGTTTCCTCATCTTCCTCGTCAAACTCTAATTGTTGTTCTGCTAAAGCATCTCTTTTAGCTAATATTAATTGTTTTGTAACATCTGAATCTTCTCCGTAATATTTTTTAGCTAATTCTATTTGCTCATCATAATCCTCTGCAATTAGTCTTAACTTCTCTGCACGTTCCTCTGCTTCTGTATCTATTAATCCTTTTCTAATCCTCTCTATTGCAGCAGCTTTTCTTCTTTCCTCCTCTATCTCATCATTGTTGTTTTCTTCCCTTTGCTTCTTCTTTTCACTTTCATCTTGTAAAATAAAACCATCTCTCTGATTTTTTAGTCTTGCTAATTGCTTTTCCGTTTCCTCAATCGTTTTATCTGCTTCCTCTGTTACTGCTTCTGGGTCAAATATTAAACCAGCAACACCATCAATATAACCTTCAGCTAAATTAGTTGCTTCCTCTATTACACCAATCTGTGCTAAACCAGCAGTTAAAGCATCTACTGCACCTAATAGTATCGTTATAGGTAAACTTAAAAAAGCAATAATACCACTTGCTATTTTCTTATTACGTTCAGCAGCCTCAACTTGTGATTTTTTGGTTTGTTTTTGTTGTTCTAATAAAAGTTCAGTTGATGCTATTATTTCATTTGTTTGTTGTCTTTTTAGATCTCTTATTTCCTTTTCACTCTTACCTTGTAGCTTCAATGTATTTTCCATTGAGCCAATAATATCTAATTGTTTTTGTTGTGTTGTAAGTGTATCTTGTGTGTTTAATAACAAATCCTCTTGCTCGTTACTAACTCCATCAATAAGACTTGATATCTCATCCCAATACTCTACAACTAAAGCTAATGCCACAACTAATGCACCAATACCAGTTGACACCAAAGCACTCTTCATTGCCTTACCACTTAATTTAGCAGCCTTACCTACATCAATTAATTTTGTAGCTAATCCTCCACTATATCTGTCAAGTTCTCTTATAATAGGTTTTGCAACTGCTAAATCTGATGATATTGCTTGACCAGATTTTTTAGCACTCTTGCCGACTTCCTTAACCTTTTCGTTTAATTCATCAACCTCTTTTTGTGCTTGTTTTGTATTTGCATTTAATTCTGCTTCAATTCTTATCGCCATCTGATATTTTGTTTTAATAATTTATAACCATTTTTAATTGATAATGGCAATGCGTTTTTACCTTGTGCAATTCTTATATTCTCTGTTTCTCCATTTGCAAGTTGCAATAAGTCAATAATATTCTTTATCATAGTATTGTATTTAGTAATTCAAATTCTGATTTGCCATTAGTAAGATTTGTTTTTAATGAATTAATCTTATAACTGTTTTGACCTAATTCTATTCTGTCATTTAGTTTTAAACTACTAAATATTTTATAAGGTAAATAAGCAGTTACTTTTGTTAATCTTCTTTGACTATTAAATACATCTTGTATATAACTTTGGTATTTAGTTTTAAATAAAGTATTATCAAATTTATTATTAGCAGTATATTCATTTACCATTCTATTGAAGTGAATGTTATCTCTACTTACTGCAAAGTTTAAACTAACACTATTTGATGGTATAAAATAACTTGTTATTGGTACTCTACCACTTGGATTTGTATTTCTAAATGATAAATTAGTTGCTGATGTTTGCCTTATAGGATAAAACAATAATGGACTACCAAAATAAGGTTCTTGATTATCATCTACAAAATAACCATATTGAATATCTGTTACTGCACCACCATTTTCATTTCGTAATCTTTCATACAGTAAATGTTCAAAAGGTAATTCTATTGAATATGATTCACTTGGTGCATCGTATATTTCATTGTTTAACGAATAACTTAAAGAACCCCATCCAGAGTTGTTTATTTGCTCAAATTGTTTTGCTAAAATTGTACCCAATCCTTTATAAGAAAAATTAACTTCTTTAAATGGCAATGCTACATCTACAACTGATTTAGTAGTATCTAAATATTGATCTATATTTATAACTTGTGTTGATTCAGCATAATAATCATCTAATGTTTTAACAACAATAATTCCATTATCTACATAAGCAGTAAGGTTAAACATCTGAAACAAACCAGTTAAAAAATCTATTATAGACATTTTAGGTATTTGCTCAACTATATTAAATTCTAAATCGGGAGTTGTTTGCCAAGTTGCTGCATTACTAATTTCTTGATTACCAATTAAAGTATTACTACCCTCTTGTTCCTCTATATCTAATCTCAATAAAATATTACCAGCAGCAAAAGAAATTACACTTGCTGAACCAATACTAATAACGTAAGTACCAGCTTGAGTATTAGTTTGATCAGTAAAATCTTGGAATGTTGAGAAAGGTTGATTACCAGTAAGATTATCATATTGCCATATATCTCCAGTTCCTTGCCTTGTTATTCTTACACTATATTCTATTAAAGGTTCTACTGGTGTTAATTGTAATTTAGTTGTCCAGCTTAAATATTCTTCTGCAACTATTATTATTATACCATTTTCTGAAATTGCTGGGTATGTGTTTATATTGCCTCCATAAACAATATCATTTAAATCTGTTACTTGCGACATAACAAAACCTCCAATAGATGGAGTTTCAACACCACCTTTTTTTCTATGTAACCATAAAAACAAATTGTTAAATTGGTCATTAGTAGCATCATTAAAAAAATCATCAGAAAAAGATATATCAGAAGCATATCCATTTGCTACTGTATATTCTGATTCTATTGCCTCAATTATTGCTTGTACTCTTATAGCGTATTTAAACTGATTCCAATTTATACCATTATCTTCATATCTAAAGTTACTATTATAAAAAACATTAGTATAATCTGCTGCTCCAATCGTATCATTATAAAACATTCTATCAGAATGTGTAATTAAAGGCACTAATATATTATTAGATGTTCCAGTAGCATAATTCTCTATACCATCTTTAATTTTTTGATAGGTGTAAAGCTGATTGTATTGTGCTAAATCTGATAATGTACTTAATTGATTATCTCCTAAAATATCTTTTAAATCTACTGTATTGCCAAAGAAAGTAATTTTGTAAGTATGTGCTAAATTGTTTTTTAAATCAACTCCATCAAGTCTTATTTTACCAATCTTAAATGGTAAGTCATTAAGTTCTAAAGTAGCATCTTGTTTTCTTCTTGCATCAAACCCATTACTAATATGAAAATTGTAATAGTGCTTAAATATCTTGTTATTTATTTTAGATGCTGGTACTGAAAATGTCTGTGTAAATTCTGTAAATATTTTTTTTATATCCTTTACATTTTGAATTGTCTGCGTAAGAGAAACAGTTTCATCTTTAAATAGATCTAATCTTTCAGAGCCAATGTATAATACTAATTTTTGCATCTATCGAATGTTGTTTATATAATCAAATGCTTCTTCAAAGTCTATTGTGTATTCTATTAATCTATCGTTTACAGATGTTTTAAAAGCCATAGATGAGGTTTTAACTTTTACTGGCACAACTTCATCAATACTTGGATTTGTCTTTCTTGGTCGCTCTAACCAAACGTATTCAGATAATAGTAACTGCTCAAAGAATTGATTTGCTTGTTCGGGATAATAGCCACTACTTAAAGTAAATGTTTGTTTTGCAGTTGTGTTAAATATTTTATTAGGAGCATCACTAATAGAATATGTAGCTGGGTTGTTTGTATTTGGGTATGTTAATGTATTAGATTTAAACCCTTCATTTTTTCTACCTAATGTTTTAGTTTCTTTTAAGAAGAACCATAAGTCTTGCTGCACTCCAAACTTATTTATAAATATAATCTTTCTACCACTTCCGTATTTGGTACAATCTATTCTTGATATTGTTGATGGATATGTTCCACCTATTGTAGTTGAACCTTGAGCAAAACCTTGAACTGATATTGAAACAACACCACCACCACTAATTGTAGTATATGGAACTTTACCAGTAAAAGCACTTACTCCAGTAATACTCTTTGGATAATATAAATCAACTCTATCATTTGCAGTTGATGGATTGTTAGAAATTAAATAAGAAGTAGGTGGTAACGTAGGATTAGTTCCCTCTGTAAACTCTGCATATGCTTCAAGACCAGTATCAGTAAAAACTACATTAGAACCAACTTGAGAACCAGTACCATTTAATCCAGTCCAAAGTGATAGTGTTGTTTCTATATCAATAGTTTGTGGTACATAATTAGCATCATAGCTTATATCTAAATAATCTCGTGCAAGTTCTGATATATCAAAATTTACTGTTTTATTTCTTGGAGAGTTTTTAGTTAATGTATATCTATCAAATCCATCAATTTCTATTACACACTTTGCCGATATTGCACTACTGGTTAATGGTATGTTTATGTATTTAAATTGTGGACTTCTTAAAGCTATTAATGGTGTTGCCATATTTTTATTTTTTTTCTAAGTATATCATTTGTGATTCTATATCTTTTGCAAATGCTTGTGACATTTTTAATTCATATTTTTTAATACCAGAATTAAATGGTTCAGAAAAGAATTTCCTTGCTTTGATTCCTTTAAAGAAAATAGATCTTGCTATTAAAAACTTTAAAGTCTTCCTTGTTAAAAATCTACCTTTTTTATCTCTTGGTGCTAAGTTTCTTCTTATTGTCCATTGGTCAAAAGCAGATGTTGGTGGCATACCCTTTAAACCAAACTTACCTCCCTTTCTTCTATAAGAATAAGGAGATTCTCTTGTTTCTCTATAATATGATTTAACACCTTTAACACCTCTATCTAAAAAAGTTCCGTAATCCTCCATAAGAAACTGAACTAAAATAGCATCCTCATCTACAATAGGTTTATAGGAAATTGATTTATATAATTCTCCACCACCATTACCTTCAGATTCTAAATTATTTTTAGACTGCATAACAACATAAGCAGCATATTCCCTTATAGTTTCCTCAAGATTATTAAATTCCATTAACAGATGTATATATCATTATAAATTAAAACCTCCATACTTACAGACCAACCAGCTAATTGATTCTCAAACCTATCATAAAAAGGTTGTAATGATGGGTTACCCTCTAATTGGTACATATCAGTATATAAATCTCCCATCCTTAAAGTTTGGATTAATTTATTTAATACTGCTAACTGTGTGTTTAAAATATCTTGTTCATTACTATTACCAGTAAACCTATCTACTGTCAAATCCTTTGATTGATTTACCATATCACAAGCTAATACAGTAATGTTAAACCTCAACACTTGCTCCTCATCAGTTACACTCTCAACAATTATATGACCAAGAGGAAATATATCTTGCTTATTTAAATTAACATCACTTAAATCTCCAGAGGTAACTGTGTTTATATTTATATCTAATAGTAGTTGCTCCTTAATCTTTTCAGTTAATTGGTAAAATCCTCTTATACCTTGATTGCTCATTTAAATTTCTTTTTAATTTGTTTTGCTTCTAATTCGTTTTTCTCTTTAACATATTCCAAAGTATATAAACATTGATGTATATTTAATTTTGTGATATCTTCAAGTCTTCTAATATCTGATTGAGCGAGTACAGAGAAAATGCTTTGAAACCATCCATACTTTCTGTTAAAGTTTGATCCAGCATCAAGGCTTCTATCTCCTCCTCCTCCAAATAATCCGTCATAGTTTTTGACAAGTCCAGACCTAAATTCCAAAAAAAAAATATAGATGATAATACTGCATCCATTGGCATATCTAATAAATCATCTTCCTTTCCAATCTCATATTCTGATATAGTATATTTACCTTTTAGCTTTGCTATTATTGGTCTATATAAAACACTCATTGCCTTTTCCATATTCTCCCAATCTCCAATGTAAGTATCTAAGTCTACATACTCGCCTAAAGTAAGTTCATCAAGTTGTGGATGAAATCCATATTCTTTATTGTTTATTTTAAATCTTGTTACTAAAGCTGGTTTATTATTAAACAATTTATTGATTGTGTTTGATATCATTTCTGAATCCTTAACCTTTAGAAGCATTACATCACTTGGTTTTATTTTACAAAATATTTCAATCAGTTTAACACTTAAAAACTTCTCATCTTTTATTGTAGCTTGTATGTTTAAAAATGTTTTATACTGTCTTAGAGTTATTTCGTTTAAAGTTGATGGTATGTTAATGTTTAGTTTCATATCTATATAACGTTTTTAATTTGGTTTTTTATAGTACATAAAGATAATAAAAAAAGGCATACATTTCTGCATACCTTAATTCATCCTTAACACTAACTTAAATTATCTCATACTGCTCTCAAAACATTTGCTGCAACAGTATTGTTTATCTTCTTCCATATCTGCACCACATTCGTAACATTCATATTCTGATTGCTCGTGTGGATTTAAAAAATCATCCCAACTCATATCTTTACAATTTTAATATCTCCGTTAACGTAATGCTCTGCTTTTATTCCAGTCTTTAATTTAACAACCTTGTAAGGCTTTATATTGTGACTGATTAATCTTTGTTCGTAAAATAATTTTAATGCTCTCATAGTTTCTGTTTTAAATTGAACTGCAATATATATATTAATTACCTTATAAACAAAACTTTTAATAACTTTTATGAAATATAATAATTACCTCTGTTTGGATTTTGTAGCTGATACGATACTGCATAACGGATTGCATCAATTATATGATTCCAATTATCTTGTGGTGTTTTTGATTTCTTTTCTAACCAACTATAATTATTTAGTTCTTTAATCAAGTTGATACTATTTTCTTCTACTATTAAATCATAGTCTTGTAGTAATGCTATTCCATAAGTAATAGATCCTTGACCTTTGATTGCCTTTACAATATTACAACCCTTTGCTTTTAATTCATATAGTAATCTTGGTTCAGCACTATCTCCTACTATTAAATCTGTTCCAGCGTGTTTTAAGTTCAGTTCAGATATTTGTGATGTGGTAAGACCTTTAAGATAAAAACATTCCTTTAGATAGATTATTTTATTATTTACATCTATGTTAGTTTCTACTAATGTATTCTCATCTGATGCAAATCCATAATCTTGTCCATAGACTGAAACACCTACTCTTTTAAATTGTCCTACTTTCCAATTTGAGAATATAACACCTTCTGCTTTTTGTAACCAACCACCCAGCATTTGGTGCTTATACTTTTCTGGTCTACGTCTTTTAATGTTCTCTATCTGCTCTAAATAACTTTTTGATAGATTATCTATGTTATCTAAATAAGTGGTGTGTATGTACGTTGTATTGTCTTTGGTTACGTTGCTACCATCCATTACTCCCTTGTCCTCAAAGAATCTTGTATATATCCAATGTTCTTTTGTAACTGGGTTTAAAATAAGTATTATTCTATTCTGTTTTTTAAGATTTCTAACTGATAAATCTATCTTGTCAAATATGTTTTCATTTGTGAGTTCTTCTGCTTCATCCATTACCCAAGTTGTAACGTTTGCTAAAGATTTCAAATTTGCAGATTGGTCGCCCGATGAGGTTCTAATTCCTTTAAAGATTATCTTGCTTCCCGATAGCTTATTTATAATTTCATCTTTTGTTATATGAAAATGGTCTTGTATGTTTAAGGTTTCTATCTTGTCTAAAAACTCTGGTATAATAGAAATGTAAGCAGATGATAAAGTAAGCCTTGTAAATAATATTGTATGCCCAGCTTCAAAAGTAAGCATCATCAATAATGTATTTATCGAATATGATTTACTTGAACCTCTACCTCCAGTTACTATAAAATACCTTGAATCGCTTTTTTGTAATGGTTTAAATTTACTATTAAGTTCTATCATTTGCTTTTACAATATCCTCACATAGTTGTTGTGGTATTTTAGATCTATTATAATTTCCTTTTAATCCTTGTGTTCCAGTTCTACTCCCTCTTGGTGCTATTTCGTGATGACAGTATTTATTTCCATTAAAACATTTTTCTCTTGGTTTCCATCCGTTAGTATTAAATAAAGGATTCCAAATATTATTACTCCAAATGTCAGTAGGCTTTGCTCTTGTATCTCCATACTTACAATACCATACAGTTGTTCTTGGTAAACCTTTAACAATATTTAACTTTCTTAATTTACCTCTTGGATTCTCCATAAACCAATTTAAATTAGGATTTAAAAGATTAAAGTAATTAATAATTTTTAAAGTTGATTTTACATATTCAACTCCTTTTAAAGCATTATCTGATTTTGGAGTATTATTTTTATTCCAATGTTTACCAATAGATGCAACAGAGAAGTAAGTACAAGGTGGAGATGCCCAAATGAAATCTGGAATAAAAGGAACTACACTTACATCAAATTTATTTATATCTACAACATAATTAATATTATCAAATGGATTTATGTCAGATGAAAAAACATTATATCCTAAATCATCACATACATTACCAATCGATCTACTACCAGCAAAAAGTTCTAATACTTTCAATCTTTAAATTTAATTATATCTTTAAAGTTAATATTGAATCCATCAGATGAGGTTATGTCTACTGATTCTTTTGGCTTACCATATCTATAACCAAAATATAAACTCATTGCTCTTGCATCTCCTTTAAATATTTGTTTGCCAAGTGTTTTAATTACCTCATCATTATCTATTAAGTTATCTAACTTTTCTATTAGCTTTAACTCATCTGCTTTCTTTGGTCTACCAGCACCCTCTCTTGCACCTCCGTTATTTTTTCTTTTATCCATTTGAAATATTTTTGTTTAATCAATTACATATATAACGTATTTAATCTATTTTTTTTCCTAACTTTAATTTAATTAGTTCTTTAAACAATTCTTTTCTTCTTTTACCTTTAGGCAAACTATCAATTAGCTGCTGCATCTTTTGTATTATCTTTTTCATATTAAAAGTCTAAAGTAAATGTTACTATAAATAATGATAGCTTTATAGTTGTATAGTTAAATTCTTCTGTTGGGTTTAATACTTCCCATCCTACCATAAATCTATTATGTGGATAATGTAATGCTATTTCTAATTCCCAGTCCATATCTATCTTGTTCCTCTTACATCTGCAACATTTGGAGAACCAACTATTACTTCTGCTTGTTCATTTCTTGCTTTCCATTTAAAACTCTTTAAGACCAAAGATGCTCTTTCATCGTATGATTCTTTTTGCTTTCTTGTAAGGCTTCTGTATTCTCTTTCGTTATTAGTTAACCCATCATCAGAAGATAGTAAGTATTTTAGTGATTCATTATGTGATACTAATTTATTATACTTTTCTTTTAATTCTGTGTATTGTTTAACTTTTTGGTATGGTGCATTTATTTGTTGTCCTAATATTTCAATTCTATAAATGTCGTGTAATCTTCTTAAATCTTTATTTACCATTAGTTCTTCAAACATTTTTTTTGAATGTAAAACAGTTGCGTGATCTCTATTAACCATTTCTCCTATTTTCTTTAAAGACCAATGCGTTGTTTCAGTTGCTAATTTAAAATATAGTGTTCTAAACTTAACTATTTCTGCATCTCTTAATTTAACAGATATATCGTACCCAGCACATTTATCTACGTACTCTTTTATTCTTTGTAGTTCTATTTCGTGTTTCATATTATAGTTTTTTTAATTCGTTTTGATATGCTTGTGATGCTTCTTTCTCATCTGTAAAGTATCCTATTTGTTTTCGTTTACCTTTTATTTGTATAGAGGCTACCCACTTTTTGTATGTATTACACCAAGAAACGCCAATGTATTTACTGCTTCCATTTTTACGGTCTTTAGACGTATTCTCTCTGTTCGTAATCAACTGAAGATTGTAAAGTTTATTATTTAATTTATTATTATCTATATGGTCAACTACTATTTTATTTCCACAAGGTTTATGATTTAAAAAAGCAATAGCCATTAATTGGCTTACAAGAGGTGTATGTGATTTTTTATTCTTCCTAAAATATAGTCGATAATATCCTCTACCACCAATCATTTGTTTTATTATTCTTTCTTCCCCATAGTTTAAACTTTTAACGTTTCCCAAGTTACTTACTTGGTAACTTTCAAACTCTTTGATATCTTTCCATACTTCTATTCCTAATCTACTTAATAGTTTTGCATTCATATTTAAAATAATTCAGTTTGTTTAATATTTGATTTTTTTACAATACCTAATACAGTTTCTAATATAGTTCTACCAGCTTCATAATCTACAAGGTTTCTTGCTATTTTATCTGTTCTTTGTTTTCCTTTATATTTAGTAAAATCGTATTGATGAAATTCACTCCAATTTGCAACCTCGTTTTTACCTTCCATTATACTTGCTTTTCTTTCATTTAGATTATTAGGTAAATTAAAGTTTGTCCAATATAAATGCCTACCTTTTTTTTGTGCTGATATTAATGGTTCATAATAAGGTATAACATTCTCTACTATATATTTCCCTTTAAACCATTTATCTAAAAAAATAATTTCTTGATATAATTTCATATTTGGGTAAGTTGGTACTGTTGTATTTCTTCTTGCAAACCTTGCTCTACTATGTGTTGGACAAGGTGGACTTGACCATATAAAATCAAACTCCTTGTAATGGTCTAATAAGTATTGGTGTGCATCTGAAACTATTACTGTATCATTAGGGAAACGTTCTTGGTATAGTTTAGCAAGTTCTTCATCCCATTCAATAGCAGTTACTTCTATTTCAATACCAGCTTCTTTTGCTACTTCGTTCCACTTGTATCGGTTACCACCTAAACAAGCATATAAGTTTAGTATTTTCATTCTGTTCTTAATTTTAATAAGTGATAGCATTCAGCATATTTTTGTCTTGCTTTGCCTTTGTATTCTTGTTTAAATAATTCGTATAGTTTTCTTGTGTATTGATATTTTGTTGTGCAGTCTGCAAAATACTTTTGTGCAAACTTAACACCTTTGCCTTTAAAGTAGTTTACATTGTCAGCAGTATCCCCTACAATACATTGCTCATAGAAATTATACATAGCCTCATCTTCTGATATATCTAAAACAACTTGGTGCTTATAATGGTAATTGTAAATCAAAGCTGGGAATTGTTTATAGTCTTTATCTATTGATACAATCATTACCTCATCCCTACCAATATCTTCACTAATTTGTTTCCAGTACCTTGCAACCATATCATCTGTTTCTACACCATAACCAAATATAGAATCGTATTGGTCTTTTACAAATTGGTGCATCTCGTGAAGTAATGGAGGAAGTTCTTGTTTCTTTCTATTGGCTTTGTAAACTGGTGTTATTAGTTTTCTAAAGTTTCCTTTACTTCCACTAAATGTTAATACTTTATCTATGGTATATTTTTCTTCCAAGTCATTTACAATCTTCATAAACTGTTGGTCAAACTTTGCCCTTGCATCTTCTATATCTGTATAATATTTTTCATCTTCGGGATGCTCTCGTTTTTTATAACAAGAGGCAAATATTAAACTGTCTGCATCTACTAATAATATCATAATTCTGTTTATTTAAAAAAGGTAGGTAGCCTCCGATTATAACCATTACAACGACCAAATTTTAATTGTTAGTGGATAACTCCTACCTTTTGCTTTACTGCTTTACTGTTAACTTTAAGAAGTTACGTTCTGCTGATGCTTTTACTTGGTATGTAATAGTTACATCAGTTATATTATCATCTTGTTCTGTATAATGCTCTATTTGTTTTTTAAGACCATCCCAAATTGCTTGACTAACTTTCATCTTCTTCTTCTTCTTCAAATAAAAACCAAAATACATCTAAATTAAATTCCCCTTTACAAAGTTCAAAATAAATTGACATTGCGTGTTCTAAAGTTATTTTGCTCCAAGAAAATGTTCCAACTAATACACCATATATTGGTGTCCAAGTTGCTGGTAATTCAACTTGCTTTAATAAAATAGCATCTTGATCCTCTAATGATAATCTTTCAAATAATGTTTTCATTGTTTCTGTTTTTATTTAGTTAATATTTTATTTAAAATTACACTTGCTTGTTTATCGTTATTAGAGTTAGTATATACAAAATCTACTAATCTTGATTGTGAATAACCATTATTCCATTTGTTTTGTGCTTCTAAAAATAATTTTTGTAATTTCATTTGTTTCTGTTTTTAAATTAATATACTGCAATCTACAACATATGGACTTATAAACAAAATATTTAATAACCTTTATTTAAATTAATTCTTAAAGAATCCTTTTCATCAATCAAATAAACATCTTTCAGCAATTTTTTTTTAGTCCACATTGTAGTATCGGGACAATATTTTTTTACTGCTGGTGGCATCTCTAAAGTATTTAAGTAAAATAAAAAGTTACCCTTTGCATCATTAACAAGATAGATCTTAATAACATCTTTATCTAAAGACATAAGAGCATCGTATTTATCTTTCTCCAGCATCTTGGTTTCATAGTGCTTCTTTCTGAATTTCATTTCAATTACACAATCATAACCTTTTTGTGTTTTACCTTTTGCATCCCACCTTTCAGAACCTTCTCCAGTCCATTCTAAATCCCATCCCTCAAAGTTTAAAAGCAGCACCATTGCTTTTTCTAATTGATGTACTTTATTTATACCCATTATCCCATATTACGTTCAAATCTTTTATCCATTGCTTTATTGTTTTTGGACTGCAAGTACAAGGTTTGTAGTATTTATGTTTGTAATAGTCTGCGTGTAACTTGCAAACCAGTTCAAACTCTTGTGCAGATAAGTGTTGCTTTGTACCCATTCTAAAGTTCTCCCATTTTGCATAGTCAAGTTTTTCAAATTTTACCATCTTTTAATTTGTATTTCGTTTAGTTTCTTTCTTCTCTTTCCACAGTTACATTCAGTCCCTCTGTACTTATGCCAAGAATCTACAAGGTATTTAATACCAGTATATTTTGTGATGTAATAAATAATATCTCCTAACTTCATAATAATTTAGCTGCTAATAATAATAATGTAGGTAAGAAAGTAAAGATTGCATCCAGTCCACTAACCGGACTGTAACGCATTTTAGTATCTATTATTTCTTTACCTATAGATACGAATATCATAAGACTTATAGCTTCTATAGTTGATCCCCATATAACTAATGGCGTTGCGATTATACTTCCGTAAAAGAAGTGTAGTAGTTTGTCTGTTGGTACTGATGCCATTGCTGATAATAGCTTTTTAATTAATTGTTTCATATTTATTTTAATTTATGTTCCCACATTATTGATAATTGTTTTGGGAGGTTTCTATGTAGTTTCATTATTTTAGGTTTATTATCAGACCAGTAATGTGTATGCTCCATTAATTTATTATGTTCCGGTAACTTAATTATTTTATCTATTACTTGAGATATATTAAATACTGATACTCCATTTTCATCTACCACTATATACACAAATGTTTTATTCTTTAATTGTGATTGCTGGTAATTATTTGAAAGTTTCATTGTTTCAATCATTTTTGTGTTATAGGCTTTAAACCTATGTTTAACCTCAACAATAAAATCATCTCCCTCAAAATCGTAGGTGCTATATTCGTCATCAACTAATTGTATTTGTCCCTTGCATTTAGCATTCCACCAATCTCTTATTTCTTTTTCCTTTTGTTTTATTTGTGCTTTCATAATAAAACTATTATTATAATTATTATTAAAAGTTTCTTTAATTTTCTTTTTACTTTGTTATAAGTGTTGTAAAGTGAGTAATAAGGTATGCCAGATTTTCTTGATAGTTCTGCTATTTTTTCCCCTCCATTAATTATTTCAAACACCTTGCGATTGTACCAATACATTTCAGATAATGAATCTGTTATTTTTTCATATTCAGAATCGTAATTAATATCCATCTGCGTATTAAAATCATTTATATTATCTTCTATATTTACAATGGTTATGTTTTTTCCTTTACGTTTTAAATCATAAAACAAAGATTTTAAGGTTTTAAATATATAGTAGTAATTTATTTCTTTACCATACATTATATCTAATCCTTTCTCCAGCTTTAATTGTATTTTAATATACATTTCTTGAACAATATCTTCAGCTATTTCTTTATCACATCCAAATGATATAACTATTTTGATCCATTCCTTGTGCTTTTTAGCAACTAAAACCATTGTTTCTTGTACCATACTATTTTAAAGGGTCGTATAAATCATTTACTATTTGTGGCAAACCAGCATCGTTAACTTCAAAACTAAATGTATCAAAACAATAACCTCTGCTTCTTCCACATTTAACTGTTACCCAATTTCTATTAACTGTATTTGCTTCTAACTGTATAACTGTTTCTGCTTTCTTTTCAAGTGCCGAACCTAAATGTCCAGTACCAAGTTTTGCACTACCATAATTCTGATGTATAACATTTATTATATGACAATTATACTGGGTGCTTATTCTCATTAATGTACTAACTAACTCATTACTTTGTTCTATATTATTCACATCTGCTAATAAATCAGCTACGCCATCTACGATAACTAAAGATGGTGTATCTATTTTTTCCTTTAAGTAATATTCAATAAACTGTAAACGTTCCTTAAAACCGATTGTTCTTAATGCAAACGTATGGTATTTTTCTATTGGTATATTTGAATCCATTAAAAAGGGTCTTGAAAATACCTTTTGTGAATGCCATAATCCTTGTTCAGTATCTATGTGAAGTAAATGCCCATTATTTCTATGCCCTTTAATATCCCCTCCATAGATGTTAGAGCCACTTAAAAAGGCTGATGCAAGTAATGATACAAAAAATGTTTTCATAGTTTTAGGTGGTGCAGTAATTACTGATATGTTTCCAAAAGTACCCAATGCTATTGGAACTAATATATCTCCTTTACTTGATGATAATACCTTTTCTCCATAAGATAACGCAACTGGTGGGTATTCTATTTTTTTAGTTATATCTACGTGGCAATCTTGCTGAATGTATTCCATCAGCATATTATGTTCTGTTTGTTTTTCTGTTAATTCCTTTGTTTGTTTTATTCCCATTTGTTAAATATATAAAAAAAAAGGGTATAATTATAAAAACCATACCCATTTAATAAAATTGGTTAGTTATTAAAATGGTAAATCCCCACTTTGTTCATCAACTGCTACTGCAAGTTGTTCTTCTTTTTCAGCAAGTTTTACAGTTCCATCAGTCCAAACCACCTTACCATTCCCTAAATACGTTTTTGCTACTTTAGCATCACGTTCTTCTTTAGTTTGAGAATCTGTAAAAGATACGTTATTTCCATATCTTGTTTCATCTCCAACTGATATTGTAAGATTGTAATAAACTGCTCCATCCTTTCCTTTGATGAATTTTTCTTTTGGTAATTTGTCAACTCTAATTGACCCTACGATTAATGTACTCATAATTTATTTATTTAGTTTTGGCATTGTCAATACACGCAATACCTCGTGTTTAATTTTATTATTTCTTTTTAAATTCTTCTGACTCATCTTCGCCAAAAATTCCCAATTCGTATAAATTACAAATCTGTAAAACGGCTCTGCTAAAACTTCTCTTTTCTGCCATTTCCATTATATACCAACTCGAGGTGTTTCCAGTTTCGACATATTTTTTGGTTTCTTCATTCCAAGTCTTTTTTCCATACTTTGCTGACCCAAATGTTTCTATTTGCTCCTCTCCCTTAATTGCAGTCGCTTTAACGACACAAAACTCTGCCGTTGACGTTATGGCATCATATTTTATTTTTATGTCCTCTAACGCACTTATTTTAGATATTCCACTTCTGGTAATTATTAAATAATGTTTGTGCTGGAATACATCGTCTTTGGTTAAATTATAACGCTTATACATTTCTACTAATTTATCTCTGTTCATTCTGTTTATATTAAATTGTTAATCTCAAGAACTGCCTTTAGTTCTTCTATTTTGTTTTGTAAGGCTTCTACTCTAAATTGATATTGAGTTAATAGTTCGTTTGTAGTTTGTTCTGAAAAGTTAGTTATCATTATCGTATATTTATTAATAATGATTTAACCTCAACTAATCTTTTGTATAAAGTCATTTGTGTAAACGCATCTGAATTAATAGTTGCAAACTTTAAACCTTTTTCTAAATCTTTAATTTCTGCTTTTAAATCGTCTTTCTGTGTTCTCATTTGTTTCTGTTTAAATTAATATTCCTAATAAATAATATACTAAACTTATTGGTAAAAAAAATGCAATACAACAAGCTATTTGTTCTCCTAAAAAAAAACAAACCTCTAAATATTTTTTTAATAATCTATTTAACATATTTTTTTAATAATACACAAATATAAACAAAAAAGTTAATAAACAAAAAAAAAGGATATAAAATTAATTATACCCCTTTTTAAACAAAGTGAAAACAGAATAAGCAAATTTAGTTATTTAAAAACTATCTACCAAATTTTTATACTTTAATATCATTTCTTCTATTTCAAAGTCTGCAAACTTAACTGTTTCTTTAGCTTTAAAAAACATTGTATCAGATAACCCAACATAAAACCTTTCATCTAAATACTTTCCAAATAAGAACTGTTCGCCCCCCTTAAACATATTACAAGACACGCATTGCACTTGGCAATTCATTTCATCCCATCTTGTTGCATAATGCTTTCTACTTTGAAAATGCCCGTTCTGAAGTTTTTTCCAATGGTCTATCTTACCACAAGTAAAACAAGTTGCATTGCCAAATTCATCTGCATCTTTTAATCTTATATATTGACTAAATACTGCATCCAGCTTTTTAACTAATTTAGATCTCGTTAATTTTTTAGCCATTTAATTTTTTAATTTAAAATAAAAATAATAACTTTGGATTTTTTAATTACTTCAAATATATTAAATATATATATAAAAATATATTAACCAATATAAAGATATAAATATAATTCTAAAAATATATAAAAATAAAATAATAAATATTATTAAAATAAAAATAATGATATTTGGGATATATTCTATTTTTTTTGAGATATATACTTAAATTTTTCTACTCCTCTGCTACCAAAGTAAGCAACATAAACAGTAATTAAAAGGCTTTTAAGAAGTTCAATCCATTCATTACTTACTCCAAAATCTATATTCAAAGAATCAAGTACAATTAAAATTAAAGAAGATACTGTAAGAAATATTAAAGTCATTGGTCTTGTGTTTTTAGACATCCAAGAATCACTTGACATATCAGAATCCCAGCGTTTAGATATCTCTTGCATTTCTACAATATCCATTTCAAGCAGTTTTAAGGCTTCTTCTTTATCTTTTGGTGTTATAGCACTATCTCCTTTAATAAGTTTACCTACCATACTTAAAACACCAGCATCGGGTAATAAGTCACTTGCTGCATTTAATATATTTGGTGCAGCTATTGATAGAAATTTACCTACTCTTGTTTCTTTAAACTTCTTTTTAGGCTTACTCATCTTTGTTTTTATAAAGTAACCACCATTTATGAATTGTATATCCGATAGTTAAAATCAGTAAAATAATTTTTAAGATCGTATCTGCGTTTGTCATTGAGAAAATAAATGCACTAAAGTTTATTACAAGAAGTTTTATATCTGCTATCATATTAATAAGTGTAATAAACACCTCTTTTTTTAGTTACTAAAACTTGTTTCCTATTATCCTTTTCATTGTTGTAAGATACGTGAAGCCATTTAGGTTCTGAACCAAATTCCCATATAAGCTGGTCAAAGTCTAAATTGTCTTTTATGTAATGAAACATCTCAAGATTAGATTTTCCACCCATAGATGTAATATCCATTGCTTGACCTTTTAAATGAGATGAGGTTTTAGATCCTTTAATACCTTTGTTTAGTTTTTCAGATCTAAACATACTGTTAACTTTTATAGGAGCATCAACCCATTCTCTTAATGGTTCAAATATCTTTTCTGCCAATAATTCCATACTGTCAATATGTTCTTCGTTTGGCTTGTTTGCTATTTTATATTTTTTAGCATAATTAGAATAGGTTGCTTCCTTATAAGAAATGTGTTTACTAATTCTTTTCATCTTTTATTAATTTAAAAGAACCATCGTTTAGATCTATGGATATATTACCATATTTATTTTCCAGTTCCTTTTTATTAGCTTGTTGCTTTTGCACCAGTTCAGCAAACATATGTGATAATGTATGTGATTGAGTTTGTAATAAACCCAAATCGTGCAAAATTGCATTCTTTTTTGTTTCTTGTTCTTGTGCTTCTTTTAATTCGATTTTTGTTAATTTACCCATAATATTTTATTTTGATTAAGTATCAAAGATACAAATTAAATACTATTCTCCATCTGTTGGTGGTGGCACTTCTGCACTAACTGCCCATCCTAAAAATGAATGTGCTGATTGGTCTGCTGGGTAAACCTCATAAGTACCAAAATCTAATATATCACTACTCATTATATCATAAGCCCAGCCTGGATAATAAACTGGTGGCGTTAACTCATTTCCATCTGCATCATAAGTAGCTGGTATTTCAACTATCTTTCCAATATTTACAACTGCTGCCGTTCCGTTAATGTATTGCATAGATGTAACTCCTTCATCGGTTACTTCTTCCCATACTCCTTGAGCGATTAAATAATTCTTTCCTTGTAGTTCAGTATCGAATACTGTTTTGTATATATTCATCATATTATATTGTTGTTAAATCTTGTAATTCTACGTCTGTTAATGCTTTTGGATAAACTTTTATATCTGTAATTCTATGTGTCATAAAACCAGTACTTAATGCAAAATTAGATAATGTAGTGAAATTATTTGTAATAGTGTGTGTGTCTTTTAAAACACCATTAATATATGTTAATATGGTAGTTCCATTACAACTCCAAGCTATTTTTCCTCCATTTTCAAAGCTTACGCTTGTGCCTAAAAAATCTGCATCTGGAGAATAATACGGTCTAATCTTATTATTGGGTTGACCATATAATCTAAAAGGAGTCATATTATTTAATGTAGTTCCATTTGTTGAGATTCCATCATAAGCTAAATATATACTTCCAACATTACCATCAAATAATTCGTTTACATTATTTTTTGAAGATAGTTCTTGGTTTCTTGTTACTGTTGTTCCATCTGTTGGTATGTATGAAGTTGCGTAAGAACCTTGTTCTATTTGAAATCCGTAAACCAATATATCACTTGTACTTGCTACTGCACCTCTTAAATCTAAACCACAAATTGAGGAGGTGTTTGTTTGTGTTATAGTTTTTGTAAATCTCTGCCATTCGTTAGTGACAGTAAAAACTTCCCTTTGAGAATTATCGAATATAATACCTATTTTTTGGTCTGTGACGCCTTTAGATTTTGCATAAAAAGACGTGGTATAATCTAATCCATCCACTAATGTTAGTGTAGTTCTAAATCTTGACGAATCTGAATTACTTCCACTATTTGACGCATCGAATTGTATTCTATCTGCATTTTGCGTACCATCTGGACTAATTGCGTAATTGCTTGTAACTATTGGTGCAACACCACTACCACTTGCAGATTTTAGCCAATAAGAATCTGCATAATCATTCGAATACTGTAATAAATTTGTTCTCTGTGGTTCTAACAAGAATGCCTCTGCTCCAGTTGAATAATCTAATCTTGGAGTATTAGTTTCAGTTATGTATTCTTTAACTGATACGTTGTCTATTGATATACTTGAGTTTGTTGTAGCGTTTTGAAACAAGAAAATTTGATTGGCTATGTTTTTTATATAAATTGTATGTGTTACCCCTAAATCAGTAGGAGCAACTATAAAAGAACCACCAGCAGAATAATATTTAAAACTTGTAACTCCATTATTTTCTATTACTCGATATTGTAATTTATAAGTTTTATTTACCGTTACAACGTTTAAAGAAGATACGCCATCCGTTGCATAAGCCAATGCAGATGATTGGGATGCTGAATTTGTAAGTGTTAGTTTACCTCCCGATATTAATACATTTGACGTTTGAGAGTACCAACCTAAAGACCAAGATGTTGTACTTGGTATACCATCAGTAGAAAAATCTCCATTAGTAATTTCTTCTTCTCCAAACTCATTAGTGCTTTGAATTAATCCTTGTGCATTTACAAACGTAGCTTCTGAATTCCTTGTGAATATGAAATCAGTTGCTATTGTATTAAAGTCTAAATCAAACGTTGGAGCAGTTGGTGTTGGATATGTCAAACTTCTTAATTCTTCATCCGTTAACGCTTCTTTCCAAACTCCTAATGCTTTTGTGTTTCCGAAGAAATTGTTGATATTAGTGTATTCATTAAACTGCAATTTATCATATGTGTTTGGAGTAACTACATTTCCACTTAAATCTTCTCCTACTTTAATCCCATTTAACCAAAGACTGAAATTATTTAATTCCCACTTACAAGCAATTTTATTTTTGTCTAACGCATTTATAGTGCTATCCACTATATTAATACTAATAGAACCTCCTACATAATACCTAAAAGTAATTGTTCCATTTGTATCAAACCTAAGAAACATTCTGTCTTGAGCAGTAGCACTTTCTCTTAAAGATATAAATCTATTGCCATTATTAACAAGAGTGCTTCCCTCAAAATATAAAACTCCTTCAGAACTATTTATTAAAGAAGCATCCCCTCCGTTAGTACATAAATCTTGATTCCTTGTTTTTATAGTTCCTTCCGTTGGTATGTACGATGTGCTATAGGATTGTTGTTCTAATTGTGCTCCCCAAGCATATAAGTATTCCCCAGTTCCTACATACGCAGTTGCTTGTTTAAGGTAAAGATAAACAGTTGTTGCAGTATTTGTACTTACAAAAGAAATAGAACATCTGTACCAATCATTTCCGTAATCTTCTATTTTATGGTTAAAACCTACACCAGCACTTGTAATAGTTCCATTTTCTAAATCTACATTTGCAGCTGAAGCAGTACCACTATTAAAAACTTGAAAATAAGCAGTTGTTAATGTTCCTTTTTTTAAGAATATAGAATACGTATGATTTCCACTATTTAATGTACTAATAGTATCTTGTATTCTATGAATATTGTTTGTTGTATCATCTATTATTTTATCTGCATTTATTGTTCCATCTGGAGATATATAATTATTACTTACTACTGATACACTTGCTTTTGACCAAGAAGCATTACTAAAATCCTCTGAATAAGGTATCAAATTAGTACTCTGTGGTTCAAATAACCAAGCACCACATCCACTATCGGGAACTACTTCTTGTCCAAGATATTCTTTTACAGATACGTTGTCTATTCTTATGTCTTGATTATTTACTCTCCTTGTTAATGTTATTCCGTTACCTTGTCCATTCATTGTAAAGGTATAAGTATAAGTTCCACCTACACCTATTGTGGTTGCTCCAACATTATTTGCAAAATCGGATGTATTGTAATTTGTATTAACATATACACCTCCATCAATACCACTTCCTTGTATTACATCAAATGTAATTTTGTAAGTTTTATTATTTGCAAGAGTAAATACTTGGCTTAAAGCACCCGTAGGAACTTCTATTGATGAATTTACCCAGAATGATGTACCAGTTAAAAACCAATTAGCACTATCCGTATCAAACGAGCCATTAGTAACCAATTCACTCCCCAAAGAATCTTGGTAAGTAAAACCCGAATAGTTGATACGTGGTAAGTTAGTATCATCTGTAATTTCTAATACTGATATGTTTGTTATAGAGCCATCAAAACCATTATTTGCATATATCCAACATTTATTTGTATCATCTGCATAATATGTTTGACTAAAAGTACCATTTGTAGTAATAAAATTACCTCCAGCACCATCATAAGGATAAGTCACTTTACCCGTTGTCATATTAGAAACAGTTATTCCAACTTTATAAGTTTTACCATTCTCAAATAAATTAGTAGATGTTCTTATAAAACCATTAAGACTTCCATCACTTATAGCTACGCCATTACCAATACTCCAATTTGAATCTAAAACCCAATTTTGCCCGACTTCCTTTACCGAGATGTTTGTTACAGAGCCTATGAAAGCATTACTATAAAATGCAATGCGTGAATCTAAAATTGAAGATAAATATATTGTTTTAGTTCCGTTACTTGTAACACCTACTCCACTTCCTCCAACAAATCGAAATGATAAAGTTCCCGAAACATAGTCAGAAACATCAAAAACCACCTTGTAATATGTATTAGTAGATAAACCACTAACAGTTTGTATTATATCGCCATCTGTTCCATCACTTATAGCCTTATCCTCTCCAATACTCCAACCCGTTCCTAAAGTCCAATCTTGTCCAACCTCTTTAACGCTTACGTTGTCTATTGACATTGAGGCATTATTAGTAAATAAAACTCCTATATATGTATTACCTCCCGTAAATTTGATATAATCAGTATATGTGCCATTTGCAGTCCTATTGGCACCACTATTATTAAGCCCATCATTCAAACCACTTCTTACAATTCCACTTATATAATCACTTACTGTAAAGGTTATTTTATAAAATTTGCCTACGACTAAAGATGTGGATTGATATAAATATTCAGTAGATGCGTTTGTGGCAATAGCTTGACCATTTGTTATTTCAATACTTCCAGTTTTTACCCAATCACTATCTGTTGCAAAATCTCCGTTTGTAACTAACTCGCTACTCTCTTGACTAAAATTACCATTAGTAACCTCCTCTGAACCTATCTCTGAAAAATCTCCGTTCTGTACTAAATTACTTGATAGTATTTGTACATCCTCAACAAGACCTTGAGCATTAACTCTTGTAGCACTTGAATTTCTTGTAAAGTCAAAATCCCCATAAGGTGCTTCACTTGGCTTTATAGCTAAAACCTTTCCATCATCGTAAGCAGTTGGTGTAAGGATTATCGAAGCCTTTTCTAATAAGTTTGCCATATTATTGTATATTTTCTATTGCAGTTAATGTTGCAGTTGTACAAATTTCATTCTCGAAATAATCTGCTCTTGCTTGTAAATCTAATATTAAAGCTGGTATATCACTACACCCAGCATATTGCTGATAAACAATTCCCCATCCTACATCATTACAAGCACCTTTTCCCCACCAAGACTTTAAGTATATTTCGTTTGCCATTATTTTATTTTATTTTTTACCTTTTCTAAAAAGAGTTTTAACTTTTCAATATTCTTTTCCTTCGGTTTTGTAACCCTCTTAACTGGTTTATCAATCAAAGTACCCATCCATTAAAAGTTGCATCGTATGACGGATAAATATCATCATTTATGTTGTTTGTATATTCGGGATATGTAGTTTGGTTAAAAGACATAAAATCTATAAATCGTCTTGAATACCATTCTGCATTTGTTCTTGCCTTTTCAACTAAAAAATCTATTTCGTTTTTATCTACTGATTGAGCGTTTTCTGATGTATGCTTAAATACTCCACCATTCTTAATTTGATATGCAGCAAATGGATAGTAATTAGATTGAGCATACCATATTAACATAGGTACAACAAAGTCATCTAAAATTGTTTTCCATCTTGCATTTTCTGGTAGATCTATATTTGGTATTGCAGCACTTAATCCATCATACATTTTTGTACCAAGAATCTGTTGTACATCTATCTCTTGTGCAATCTTAATGAACTGAACAAATTTATCAGTATCTACATTCCCATCAAGTATAGAGTTTCTTACTAAATCCGTTCTATTTATAAATAATACTGTTGCCATAGTTTCTTAGTTTGGGTATGCTCCTCTGTTCGGCATATCAATAGGTGCTTCTTTAGCATCTTGATACTGTTTACCTTTTGGTTCGTATTTGTTTGGTATTGAATCAACATCTTTACCTCTTGATATATATTTTTCAGTTTCGCTTTTCATTCTATAAAGTTCCTCTTGCCAGTAATGTCCACAGTATATTCCTCCCTTATATTTAAATAGCGAATAGTTTCTACCTTTATGCCCAAAATCATTATTTACACCTTGAAAGGAAGCATTATCAATATCTTCTTTTCTATACACAACACCCTTTGATGTTCTACCCATCATTGTTTTACAAAAATCTCTACTATTTGCAGATGATTTTCTTTCTTGGTATGTGTATCTAATCTTATAAAATGATTTATCTAACTTACTTTCTCCATTTGGCTTTGATTTAATAAAATCAGCAAACTTTTGTATTCTTGATAGTTTCTTTTTTATTTTAGAATTTACCCAATCCTCAATACTCTGATTGTCATCTGATATTTCTCTTGTATCAACCAATTCATATTCATCAGATATTGTTTCGTATTTTAAGTTTTCTAAAATTAATGACGCCATCTCATCTGTTAAATCATTTTTATCATCCTTAGACATTTCAACACCAGTTTCCTCCTCAATAGTTTCATCATCTTGTAATTCCTTATCTACCTCTGTAAACTCTAATGGTTGTAACGTTGTAAAGTATAGATTTAAGCTAATTTCGTTGTATGCAAGTATATGGTCAAAGCAATCTATTAAAAGTTCTTGAAATGGTCTTATAACTGTGTTATCCATTAAAAGAGATGCAGTCTTAATCTCCTCTGCATTGTTACCTAATCCACTTCCATCTTTTATACCTAATAGCATTGGACTAACTATCCTATGTGCTACCATAATTTTAGATGTGCTTTCCTCACTTAAAAATTGGTATTGGTTATGTGCATCTGATAATTGTACTGGTGTTATCTCTGCTTGTGATTCTTTATTGTCATTAAAAGCAAGTATGAATTTCCCAGCATTACTTGTTCCACTAAACTTCTCTGCAATCTTATTTTCTATTAATTGTCTTTCTTGTTGGTTAGGAGTTCCATTGTTGAAGTTAATTAACATCGATGGACTTAAACCATTCATTATATTGTTGAGGTGGTAATTAGATACCTCTTCCTCTAACTCTGCGTATTGTAAACCACCTTGATAATCAACTGGACTGTAATAATAGAAACCACTCTTATATGGTTTTATGTAATATATCTCAATCCCCTCTTTTGACATACCATAAGCTGGTATTCTTAATGGTTCATCTGTTCTTTTTATATTTGCCCAATCATTAAAATAATAATAAGCTGGTATTTCTCCATCCTCATTACACTTTTCTGCCCTTAATGTTTCAATAGGCATATGCTCTAATTGAACTATCTTGCTTCTATCCTTAGAATATATAACTTGAATAGCACATTGTCCCATTAGTTTTAAATCATAACACAATCTTCTTACTACATCCTTTTTAAATAAAGAAACCATTTGAGCATACTCATTAGGTTTTCTATTTGAATCAGTAGCATTTAATCCTTTTCCATAAATAGCTTGGCTAATGCCATTAATAGCAGCGTTATTAGTAGGAGATCCATTGTATCTATCAATTAGAAATTGAAAGTAGTTATTATCAGCACCATATTCAATCCAATCATTACCATTTACCTCTTTAATTTCGGGACTTGTGTAAGTGCTTAAATTAACAAAACCAAATTCTGAAATTTTAGATGCCTTTGTAAATTGTCCTTTACTATTTCTTTGTCTTTTCATATTACTATATAAGTATTATCGTAACCATTGTATGTTGTAAATTGACCATCATTTAAATTATAATAATCATTATTTGATTGGTCTATGTTTTGGTCAGTACAGAATATTCTATCTTTATAAATGCTATCCGTTTTATTTGAATCCGTATATAATTCAATATCATAAAAATGATTCTCCACTAAAACTGGTGCAAAGGTAATATTAAAATTAAGATAGTTTCTAGATGTAATTGCTGATGTTATTTGATAGTCTACTGTTACGTTTGTGCTATCATCTCTTATTGCCATAGTGAAAGTACCTAAATAACTTCGAGGTATCACAGATAGGCTTTGTGCAGTTGCAGATGTTGTAAGTATAATCATTATATATATAACGAAATAAAACTGCTAATTTGTAAAATGGATAAGCAAAAAAAAAGCACCCCGTTAAGGATGCTCTAATTTTAACTAAATAAATATATTATGCAGTTGGATCAATCTGTGCTGCATCTCCAACTACTGGTGCTGCTAAAAAGTAAGGTGCAGTTTCTTCCATTGCTTCAAAAACAATAGTGAATCCACTCATATCTCCAGCTGCTGCCCCAGTTGAAATTGTTCCAGATGTGCATTCTGCTCCATTCTCTGCTCCACATAAGAAGCTATTACCATAGTAATCTTCAACTACAATATATGGTCTACCTACTGCAAGTATTTGTAATTCTTGTTGAGTTTCTGAATCCAAATAAGTTAATGTAAGATTTAAAGTTTGAGTATAAAAAGTTGTTCCAGTATCTCTACTACTTGTTACAGTAGTTTCTAAAGATGAAGTACCTTTTACATCATATTCATACCAAGTTGGTGTTCCAGTAAAAGTAGCAGTTCCACTTGCTCCTACTGTTATAGTTCCAATATCTGCATCCCCGAAGTCTGCGAAAAAAACTTTTTTTATTCCTCCGAAAGCACTTTTACAAGGTAGTTTTCTACCCGTTGTTAATGTACAAGCCATTTGTTTTTATGATTTAAAAAAAAAAGGTAAGCAGATAAAACCCACCTACCCTTTTCTATTGATTAATTATTAATTTTAAGCGTACTCTACTAAATCAGAAGCGATACCAAATTGTACTGCTGAAGTAAATCTCATTACCATTCTAACATTATTAGAAGCATCTAAATCTGCCATATCTAAAACCTTAACCTCTTGAGTTGAGTTTAATAACCCAGTTCCGAAATAAAGATTAGAACGTTGTGCAACATACATTTTGTTGTCAGACATTCCCGGACATACAAATATCTTAACTCCATTTACAGTTAGTGAACCATTGTTCCACCATTGAGTTCCCATATTGTTTACACCATTTGCTCCTAATCCGTTTGCACCAAATCCTCCTAATGCTTGAACGTATAGTTTAGCTGCTTTAGTTCCCATATATAGGAATAAATCTTCCTTACCATATAATGCTCCCGGTATAGCATCTACTACTTTAGATAATTCATCTATAATGTTTGTAGATAATAAACCACCACCTACTGCTGCTACTTGTTGTGCTGCTGGGATATCTCCAGCTGCTGCTGAAGCTGCAATTAGTTTTTCAAATCCATCAAAAGAGTTGTTTGCTCCAGCTGCCGTATCTCCTTGCCAAATACAAAATTCAGTATTCTGTGCTACTTCTGATGCTACGTGAGCAATTAAAAAGTCAGAGAATTTAGGTGGTAAACTTTGTCCTAATCCGTAACCCATTGATTGTGCTTCCCAATCGTTTACGAAGTCATACTTACATAATTGTAGGTTCACTTGTAATTCTACTGGTTCAATAATTCTTTCAGTTAATGTAATAGTTGATGTTGGACTAAAATCACAATCAGCAGCAGTTACTAAAGCATCTGTTGATAATTTTTTAATCACTTCTTTAAAAGCAATGTTTGCCTTTACA